CGGCAAGGAATTGAACAGGTCTGTTTCTGACTTTTTATTAATTCTTTTTCACAAATTACACAGTCCATTATGGCAAACTTTCTCCTAATTTATCAGATATATATTCTATTTCTATTCCGACTAGCGAAGCTGAACTCGAATAAGTATCTGAACCGTGGGTGGGGTCGCGGAATATAGTCATGCCTATAGTATCTTCTAAAGCTAAATTTGTACCTGATATTGTCATACTGCTGCTTTCTAATAATTCATCTTGTGTATTCTGTGCATCATCGGTTATATATACAGTGGTTCCAACATTACTTATAACTTCATTGGCGTCTAAGGCCACAGCATCGTAAGTCATTTGCCACATAACTGTGCCAGAATTAGTATCTATAGGGGCCCAGTGAATACGGGTATTGACATCTGTCCCTACTGACCAATCAGTAGGTATATGAAAGGAGGTATACACCGATTGAGTTGTAGTTTCACCTGTAAATTGTAAAATTGAAAAATTTCCTATAACTGCTTCAGCAGGACCTGGCGCTCCTAATTTAACATTCTCTGGTCTTATTGTAACATGTTTCTTCACTGTAAGTCCACTCACAGTTACATAGTCTTGAAGATCAAGTATGTCTGCCTCAGTCAGAGTAACCATTTCTAACGCCGTAGCGCCAGTATTTACTTGTAAGAAGTTGTTGGCTATATAAGTTGAAGGTGTATCTAAAAGCTGAGTAAATGCTGTTACACCAACACCACCTGCGCCTCCGCCAGCTGTTATATTAGGTATCTTGCCGCGCAAATCCTCTGTGTCATATAATGTCCAAGCATCGTTCTTATAAGTATAGGTAAATCTAGCAATTAGGAAGCCTACACCATTAAACTGAGCTGGTATATCATATACTGATTTATTATCAGCGTTCTCTACAGCATCTTCCGGTGAGTTGAATGCGTAACTACCTGTGGGCAGATTAATCATCAAATGAGATGCTTCGCCTGACTTATTACCCACCCCCCACAATACGAAACTAAAACTTCTGTTATTTAATGAATTTCCTTCAGCATCTGTTTGTTCATTACTAAGATTTGAAACACTTTTATACGGGGTGATATTATCATTGACTATATGAAGATCACTTCCTGCAGCTGTATCAGACGCCGGAAAAGGTTGGTTATGCATCTGCATTACCACACCGGCGGTAGTAGAAATATATACCCCATCAGGTGTTTCTGCTCCTGATATGGTGCAGGTTGCTGCCGCGCCACTTTTCCAAGTAGCACCTATTTTCTCTCTAACAGCTGATACTATGTGGGATAAATGACCTTGATTATCAACTGTGCTTTGAATATGATCATTCCAATTTTGATTCCGTAGAGCACCATCAGTTACTGTAGTTGCAGCACTTTGTAACACTATTGTTGCTACTTTAATATGTTCTACTGGAGGCCACTCTGATGTACTTACTGTCAATACTTTTGTGCTTTTTGGTACATAAACATAATTAGTTTGTGGATTGGTGTCTGTACCTGGCACCAAAACTATTTCTGCGGGGGGAGTGGTTTCCAACAAAGTAAATCCATCACTGAATAGCATAGTCATATTGGGATGACCATTTGTAGGTGTTAATGTTCCAGTTACAGTTCCACCTAAAGATGAGGTTCTGAAATCAATACTTTCTCTAAATATACCATTCCAGAAATTTTGAGTGGTACGATAAATGTCGCTTGAAATGGAAACTATCAGTTCACCATCAGTCACACCTGTTGCTATTAGTGCCCCTATACTTACATTATAATCTGGAAATGCTGGCTTAGTGTTAGTTAGTGCGCCCGGAACTGTAGCAGAAACCCAAACAGGACCAGGGTTTAAACTACCAGTGTTTAAATGTCTAACATTACCACGAACGGTAGCTAAACCGCCTTGGTCAGGGAGTATATCCGATGTTATTACACCTATTGTACCTTGCACACCTAAAAAATCATTGGCTATAGCAGGAGAAGCATTTATTAAACCACTGGTCATAGTAAGTACTGGAAAGGTGGGGTGTACCACCGTGCCATTTAATAGAGTTGAACCAGTAGCGTTATGTACCCTAAAATATTCCTCTTGTCCTACTTGTAGGACTGGACCTAAACCAGTTGGTATATTGAGTGTATAGTCCTCACCGTTCCAAGTGATCTTTTGTCCATCGGTGAAACCTATACCAGAGATACCAGTAATAGCATAGTTATTAAAGTCCATATCTTCATCAACAGTTATGTCGCTGGAGTTATGTAGATGGACTGTGTCTGCCTTCTCGGTGTCCAATGTACCGCTTGTAGTATCAATCTTTGTATCCAGTATCACGGCAGCCGCTATGTAAGCGTTAGTTACTACTGTGTCGGCGGCGGTGTAATCCGCCGCCAAATCTCCAGAGATGGTTGTCATTTCTGAATCAGTGACATAATTGCCTGCTGGCTGAAATCCAGTATGTCCAGCACTTGCGTAGTCCAAACCATTAAGCTCACTGTGGTCATCCATCTGACCGGATTTAGTAGTCCACCAGGTATCTAACCTAGTAGAATTATAGTATTGAGTATGATCATCATCGCCGAGTCCAGTAATGGAGCCATGATCGGAAGTTAGACTTCCTGTAGCAGTGGTTATAGCATCAGTCACATCTTCCCAGGGAAAGTGAATGTTAGAATCAGCGATATGAGCATCTATGCCTGTATGTGTAGTACTCCCTATATCAGTGAGCTCTATATGGCTAGTAGGTATCTGTGACACTATATGGCCAGACGTAGTTATTAATTGATCGTACCTCACCATTTGATAAGGCTGAGATGCACGTATACCACTGATAGTGGAATTGATGTACAATTCACCACCAGAGTAGCCCATTCGGATAGTACCTGCATCGTCGAAATCTATACGTTCTCCGGTCTTTAGATCCAGATTACGATTTTTAAATTTGGCCATTTAGCACCTCTTAGTTTTTCTGTCCGTAAAATGCCTGCCATTCTAATACGAAATCTGATGAATCAATTTTACCAGAAAAATGTATAGTAAATCCAGTACCAGCTTTAACACCTTGGATAATACTATAAATAGAAGGCTTATTATCAACTTCATTAGTCAAAACAGCCACTAATGTATAGTCATCATCCGGCCATGCGGTACCAAATACTACAACCTGGTCTCTATTTCCATCTATACATGCTATTCGGCCCCATTTCTGATTATCAGCATAAATATTACCGGTGTAAATATCACCAGTTCCAGAAATGGTACTATCTCCATAATTAATACCACTATTAACGGTCATAGTCTCATTAAACGTTGTACCACCGTTAAAAATAGTATCCCCTTCAAAAGTGTTAAAAATAGTATCCCCTTCAAAAGTCTTAGAGCCGGAAATAGTTTGATCTGTATTCAAAGTAACATAATTATCTAATTCTTCGTAGATAGTACCAGAAATAGTATTTATCTGGTCATCCACATATTCCTTGGTGATTAGGTCGTAGTCTTCAACGGGATAAACACCACTGACAGTACTAGTAAAACCTCTACTGCCGTCTGTGGGTACGTATTGAGTATGACAATCCAACTCAAGGCCATCTAGATCACAATGCTCTGGATGTGTCACCCCACTAATGGTAGCATCCACATAATTCTTTGTAACCAAATGGTAATCTTCAACGGGATAAACACCGCTGACAGTACTAGTAAAACCTCTAGATCCATCTACAAGTATATAATGTAAATGATCATCATCGTCTAGTCCCGTCAAATCACCATGGTTGGGGATAAAAGATAACAACTGGTCATATCTTGCTAAATGATAATCCTCAGTTGCACGCTCACCAGCCAAAGGAACCGACATAACCATCTCATCTACTTCTGAAATGACAGTAGTTCCTGACCCCGGCAAGGTGGTATTATACCCTGATATAGTAGTATAACCTATAAAAGGTTTCTCTGAACCCAAATTAATTGCTGGATACTCGGCAGGACCATATACACCTAGACTATCGTCACCAAATAAGATTCTCTGTTCTTCTTGAAGAAGAATATCTAGATCTTTAAACTTGGCCATTTTGTTTTCTCTCCTTTAATGTATTTTTTATTTAAAAATTTCCCATTCTAGAATGTAATTATTTGTGTCTATTACACCAGAAAAAAAGACGGTAAACCCACTGACTGTCTTACTCCCGACAATAGAAGAGTAAATTGATGGATTTACATCTGATGTTACTAATTCTGTGTTCACGTTGTAACTCGTATCTGGTTGAGATGTTATAAATGTTACCACCTGACTCACAGCCTCTAACGGAATAGCCACGGAACCCTTTGAACTGATGGTATCGGTATAGTCTGTTCCATATAATTCATATGTGGCTCTTAGAAGTTCTCCAGGCTCTGGTGCAACATAAATTAAAGTTATTTCGTTATCACCAGTTTGTGTAAAATCATCGGGAGAGTGTAAGGCTTGACCGTTGTAATGTAAATCTATTCTATTTGGCTTGAATCTGTATGTGGTATAAAATACCCGATTAGAACCATCAATAGCGCCAGTTATAGTATCTGCTACTATTACTCCCGTGTTGAGGGTAGGCGCTATTTTTCTTAATATAATCATTACACAGTCTCCATAAAAATATAGCCAATGAGAGTATAAACGTACCACTGTTTCTTATGCTCAGATGGTTTATTTTTATACCTATTGGCCATATGATATATCTCTCCTTATGGTTTTTCTGCCTCGCTACTGCGCCCTTTCAAAATCATAGTCCCGTCCTGCGCGGCCCGATTTGCAAACTTTCTAGTTCTAAATCACCTCCGTCCTTTAATTCTTATTATCTTCTACTACTTATCTTCTACTACTTATCTTTAATTCTTCAATTCTCTTCATCAGAATTATTCGTAGGCTATCTTTGCCTACCCGTTGATTAGCTTGATTTTCAGCATATTTAAGAAGTTGTATATCATGTATCTTAGGTACAATCTCACGTGCTTTTCTTACTGATAACTCAACTATTTCATCAACGGTAATTTCCTTGGTAACAATAGTTGCTACGTTATCTCCTCTTGTTTTCTTCGTGTCTACTGTTGGTGCCTCTACTTTTTTTTCTTTCTGTACTTCTTCTTCGTAAGGGTTATCGTCTGATTTAAAAATGCGCCACCTACTTTTATCACGAAGCTTAACGTCTTGCAACCACTGAACGAATTCTTTTCCCTTTTTTAGATTGTGTCTCTCACCGTACTGAGCATACAAATCATCAAGAGGAATCTTTGCTCCCGGACCTACTGTCCTTTTCATCGTGTGCGACCACAGATGGGTCATGTTCTTCACGTAACCGTTCATAATCTTCTCCTTTGCTGTTAAAGTCTAAATCCCTTGGCCTTTTCTCATCCAACCAATCTATAGTAAAGTGTAGCATATTGGCCAATCTGTGTAACACTAAAACTATGATAACGAAATCAAAAGACTCCGTTAAAAAGAATAAAGCAAAAATTCCTGCCATCCACACAGATGTACAATAACCACAGTCTAATATATCATGTATAAAATTAAAAATCCTAAAGCGCCTTAGTTTAAATAGAGGCCCTTTAATAAAACGCATGGAAAATTCTGATTTAATAATCAGATTGGTAGCTGCCTCTGTAGCAATGACAGCCATAATCATATCCAACAACGTTGCTAATAATACTTCCATACATCATTCCTTGAGATATCTTACCCCGAAGAATAAGATATCGAGATTGCATAACAATCCATATTTTATAGAGAGCGGTCGATCACGCCAATACCCAGACTTCTTGGGTCTAGACATGCGAATCCTAGCTCTGCCCAACCAAAGAAACCTTGTTTTTGGACACGCAGAAGTGTAGGATCATCGTACGCTTCGTATTCTTTACGGATCGGCATAACCAATGAATCGTTCACGCTTTGATCGAAAGCCATAACCTGAGTTTCCCCAAGTGTTCCGACAGTACCATCAGCGTTGGTCAGATTCGGATTGTCCAGGGTATAGCCATTATAGACATTACCCGAAGCAATAAACTTACCAAATTCTGAAGTTGCGCCATTGATATTATACAGACCGGTAGCGCCTAGATGCTGTACCTCATGTAGAGATACATTCCAGATACTGCCCATGCCCGATGCCTGAAAGATTTCACGTCTGGTGATAGGATCGATATCAGTATCGGTCCATTCACGAATATCAGCTGCGTCTTCTGGAGACACATACAGATCGGTTAGAGTTCTACCGATTCTCTTGAAACCTACCATCATCTTATTGATGAGTTCTTTCGACAGGTAACCAGCGCCTGTAGAAGCAGGATTGATTTCATAGATCGGTGCTGGACGGGAGCCCAGTAGACCCTTACCAGAAAAAGATGAAGTGGCCGCCGGCATAATCACCCGCCATCCACATTCTTCCTCGTAGTTTGCTAAGTCTTTGGCTACGCGAGCCGCAGACCTCTGTGCGATATCAACACGCGAATCACGTGCATATGTGATCTTCCAATCAGCGGAAGCATTGATAGCAAACGTCGGAACGTAAACTTCTTCTCCAATACCTTCGATGAAGTTTTGAGCCATGTAACCCAATCCAGGTAAAACCCAGACAGGAATTTCAAAGTCCTCAGCAACCGGATAAACGGCCTGAGCACCTGGAGCCAATCTTTCGACAGCAAACATCTGTCTCATGAGAGATTCCAGCTCAATCTTCTGAAGGATGGGAGTTGTGATAGCTGCCGCGAATGCTCTAAAAGCTGCCTCACCTTCCGGCCCTTTCTCCGCGGTTGCTCTAAACAGTTCTTGCATTTCCTTAAGTTCCATGTTTACAACTCCTCCTATGAGTTTATATAGTTTAGGAAGCACCATAATCGTGCTTTAATCCCTAAAAATTAAAATACCGATTTAGACCAATATCTTGATTCTAATCGGATACAGAGTAGTGTTATTGAAGTTAGCTTGACACTTGGCCAAACTAGCGCCCTTAACAACTATAGCGACAGGAGCAGCATACTGAACGTGAGCTCCATTAGCCTTATCTGTAGCAGGTGTTCCGCTAGAAGCATCAGTACTATTATTAGTAACCTTAGCTTCATCAGCAGCTGGGTACAATTTGTCGCCCGGCTTCATCTGATCGGTTGCCGAAATAACGCTAGCAGTCATGTCACAAGTATAATGTACGGTGTCCCAGATACCCATATGAGCAACGCCTAGCGGAGCTTCTTTGGTTCCTGCGATATCGCCATTAGAGTCATAGCTGGGTTGAGCAATAACATCACTAGAACCCAGGTCGCCTGGCATCATAAAGCCAGTCGGATGTACCTGATGGTAACCCATCTTGACCTTCTGCATAGCGAATCCAAAAGCGTTCTGATCAAGGGAATAACCACTGGTTGCACCAGTTGCAGTTCTAGAACCGTCGCCATGAGCCATCTTAAAAACAATGGGTTCCTCATTAATGTTATTGACAGCATGAGCATATAGCTTAACAACAGATCCAGCATATGCTACAACACCACCTACACCAGCTGAGTTAGCAGCACTTGTCACAGCACCATAACTACAAAATTGATTTTCAACAACAGGATGTCTTGGAATAAACATATCCTATTTCCTCCTTAATTATCAGTTTTCATACGCTCTGCCATGGCTGCGCCAAGTTTTGCGTATTTAGCTATGACATTATCCGAAGGCATAACCTCCATGTTCATAGCGGCAGCTACTGCCATATCAGGATCGACATTGACCGGAGGAGTTTCCTCTTCAGCTTCCTCTTCGTTTTCCTCAGAGGCTTCTTCATTGGTTTCTTCCTCAGTAGCTTCTTCTTCATTAACTTCTTCATTGTTCTCCTCCGCGGTTTCTTCTTCTTGAGTCTCCTCTTCAGAAGCTTCTTCCTCGGATGCAGGTTTCGCCAATTCAGCTTCAACAGCGCTTCTTAGAGAGACGAGCTCTTCTTTATAACTTCCAAATTCCTCGTCTTCCATCTCCCTGATCTTAGCCGTCTGTGCGTCCTTATCAGAAAGTGCCACGCCTGCCTTCACCAATTCGTCCATGCGAAGCTCAGCAGCTTTGTCTTTTCTCATTTCTTCGATTTTACTCTCAGACTCGGCGAGCTTACTAGCTGATTCTTCAACTTCATTCTGTGCTGCCTCAAGCCCAGAAGTTAGTTCGGTAACTTTAGTCTCCAGATCGTTAATCTGCGTCGCTACTTCTTCGTCCGAAGCGTTTTTGCCTTCCAGCGCGTCGGTCAGTTCAGTAATAGTATCGGCAGATCTCTGAAGAGCTTTTTCAGTCTCAGCTCTTTGCTCGGCCTCTTCTTTCTGAGAAAAGATTTCGGCCACCATCACCACAACATCTTTTTTCAGTTCTTCATTCATAAAGTAATACCTCCTATGAAATTTTAAACGAGATATTTATTCTTTTACTACCAACCTGAATGAATTTAAGTATTTTTACAACAAAACTTCCCTTCTCCTAATACCTAAATCAGTAAGTCAATGTTACTTTTACGGTAGCATCTGACGTGCGCCAGTGTTGCCTCTACACGCAATAGTTGCAACGTCGGGGTCCATACCTACCATAACTATGACGTCAAAGTTGGTATCAGCCGAAACTGAACTACCTACTTTAACTTTAATCACGTTATTGACAGTATCTTTCTCGACCCAATGCTCGTCCCCAGCGTCAGACGCGGGGGTAGCTGTCACATTGCAGTATGTAGCAGCTTCCATTCCATGGAACTTCACACCGCTGATAACAGTGACTTCAGCAGCACCAGAAGCTACTGTAACGGTCTCAGACCATATAAATGGGTAAGCGTGGTTATTACCCATATTACGATAAATCAGCGCCATGGCGTCATCACCGTTGATGCGGGTAAGTTTCGGGGTACTTTTCAGTGTTCCCTGTTGTCCAATGTTAATGTCTGGCATAATTGCCTCCTCTACGATTTAGATTTAACTGCCTCGTGTCAAGCAGCTTTTAATTCAATTTTCCAGCTTTGTCTAATGCGTCATTGAGCACCTTAGTCAGCTCTGTTCTTCTATCGCTCTTTTCTCTCTCGTTGATTAGTGTTTTAGCGTAGGTTTTGGCTGCTTTTCTTGCTTGATTTCTTAAACAGTCTGGGTCAGTAGTGTCTCTTGAAAAAGATGTACATCCTTTCTCATATAGGGTACACCAATCAGTGTTGACAACTTCTGTGTCGGGGCCTTGTGGCTCCTGTGCGAATACTCTACGTTTGTAGTTTACACAAATTCCAGTTGTGTCTTTGTACTGTAATTCTGCTTCCTCAGTTTCATCCGAAGGGTCTGTAATTACAGAAGTATCGCCCTCTACTTTATTAGAGGTTAGTTTATTAGCTTTCTCTAACAGATCGTAATCTAAGACAATTACCTCTTTAGAGGCCTTCGAACTCTTCTCAGAAGCTGTCTCAAGTATTATAGATGCTGGGTTTGCAGGATTTTTGACTACACCACATCCTGAGAATACTATACCTCTCAGGACACGCTCTAGTGTTCCCTCCGCTATTTCTTTTCCCTTCTTGACGACCTTAGCCAGTTTACCAAAGAGTCTGTCATTAAATGCTAATCCCATTACTTCAGCCTCGCGCTGGGTTAAAACTAGATCACCAATTTTTACATCATAACTTGAGTAATAACACTCCATTGACACGCACCACTTACCGCTAGATACTTCTCTCGCTAAATTGGGAAATCTGTTTCTATATATCACACCAGCGATTACCACGTGCATATCATTATTCTCACTGTCGAGACTGGCGTCCTCTTTATTAGCTAGTTCCTCCATATTTAGCTTTTTATTATCATTGTCCATAAATGCCCTGTCGTAAATGTGACCCACAATGTCTTCTTCTTTGTGTTCCACGTCTAGAGCTTTACTAACAATAGTATCCTCTGCCTTTACAAGCTCAGAAGGTAAGAAATGTGCTCCATTTAGATTTGTGCCGGCGGAAACAAAAACAGCAGAAAAATATTGTAAATCTGGCTGCTTGTCTTCATTTCTAGGAAGATCTATAACAGCGGCACACGCCTTCTGTAAATCTTCAGTTTCTTCCTCAAGTATAATATCTGCTTTTAAATAAAATTTACCCATTTAAAGTCTCCTTATTCCTCTTTTTCAAAGCGAAGTTTAGCTAATTCATGTGTAAATTCTGCAAAATCTTCATCCGACATATTCTTTACGACATCTTGAATAGATGCTGTTTTTTGAGCCGGCGTTGTTTGTGGTTTAGTTTTTGTCTTTGTTTTAGTTGTATTCTTTTTTGACGGGCTTGCAGGCTGTTTCTTCTTTGCTGGCTGTCCTTTAGGTCTACCACTAGATGGTGTTCCTTTAGGGGCCTTCTGTGTATTCTGTAAGCCACCAGCCTGTTGCCAGGGTGATCCAATAATACCAAAGATACCTTTGTCAACCAGTGGAAATTCCTCTTCCATGTTAGCCAGTTCGTTGGGGTAATCAAACCCTACTTCCTCAAGAGCAGTGTGATAACTGATCATTCTTCTATCAACCAGTTGTGAAATAATGTTCATGTACATTATAGTATCTTTAAGTATACCGTCATCCCATCTGATCTTGGGAAATCTATCAAACCCCATAGCCTCAGCTATCTGTTGGTACTCTCTGTAAATCCAATTAGTGACCTGACGTCTAGCATAATCTATTTCTTCTTGTATACCTTTTATAACAAGCTGTGCTTCAGCTACATTCATATCACCAACACCATCTATAAGGGCCCTTGACATAGCCAAACCAGCAGATATATCTTCGTTGACCTGTATGTATTTTTCTGGTCCTAAAATATCTCCAATCTCAGGGGACACTATCTTCTCTACCTTTAGTGTGTGATTCCACACCACGTCAAAGGATTTACCAGATGTGTTGAACAGCTGTGATACAGCCTCTAACTCTTCCTGTGTCACCACTGGATAATCATCGTTACCTATTGTAATTTTTAGTATATAGTTAGTAATACCATCTAAAGTACTTAGGTCTGCCTGTCTTAAAGCATTTTTGTATTCTATTGAATCAAATATTTTGAACGATCTTGGTTTGGCGTATCGTTCGTAAGGCATCTTTCTGTAAGTTACAAAGCCTACCAGCCTGGAGTCTAGTGGAAACTCTCCACCTTTTTCTGCTGCTTGTTTCATATCAGATGGAAGCGCTTTGATAAGTTCTTTCTCATCCTCTGTGAGCTCGCTGGTGGGTTTCTTTAATAGTTCTGTCAACTCCGGTGGCGGTGTTAGTTTTACACTCACCTTGTCAAATAACAAGTTGCCTTCTATGTTCACCAATAACGGATTTAGTACAGTATAACTAACTGGTAAATGCCCCTTGGACCAAATGTTCTTTTTGGCAGCAGTTGCTTTTTTATTAGTTTTAATTTTTTGTCCGGGGATTGGTGAAAGATGGGATACACGAGGTTCATACTTAGCTAGAACCTTATATGTAGTTACGTGTCCGTACTTGAAAAAATCTAAATAAATCCAATCTATCAACTCATGAAATTTTGTGTCAAATGCCCAGACATCGAAAAAGTTTTTAATGTTGTCATCATCAATGTCATGTTCAAAGCCCTTCGATGACAAGCCTGTTAGGATGTTGACAGTGGAACCTAGTTCTGGGATCATGTTGTAATACCTTATGGCATTCTCGAACTGTTCCTGGGGGGTTTGCTGCATTGGGTCTTTTGCATTTTGTTGTTGTAAATCTAAGAAAGTACGGTTGATTGTATCCCTAGTTATTACAGCAGCCTTTTCCTTATATACCTTGGGTACTATGCCGCCGTTTTCCAGATACGCCAGGGTCTTTGGTTTAGGATCTAGTAAGAATGTAGACTGTCCAGTCTTTTCATCTATAGAAATAGACTTGATCCCTACGTCTGGGTATTTTTTCTGGAGGTCAGCAGTGACCTTATTTAGTTTATTTTGGTCCATTTAATTCCTCTCCTTATGGGTTAACGTCTAAAATACTATCTTTCCTACCAATATATACATCCGCTGGCTGGTTAGTGCCAGTATGATTGTACATATCAGTTACTCCGCTATATGTAGTACCACCTGCTGCGCTTAAGCCACTTGTAGTGGAATTATATAGCATCTCACCACTTCTATGTCTATCTTTATCGTCGGCCCAACTTGGCATAGCAGCATCTGGCGTACCGGCGCCCGAAACAGTAGCCCACCAATTTTCGGCCTGGAAATCTTTTTCCATTGTCGCCATATTACATCCTCCTATTTATCTGTATCCATATCACCATTCGTTCCGTTCGTAAGCTTGGTACGTGCGATTATACGACTTGTTGCTAGTGTAATAAATCCACCTCCTAAAAAACCTAAACCCACAGTAGCTGATATCCAGGGAGTTGGAGGCGTTGTTCCAGGTTGTATATTAAACATACCCCATATGGTTGGAATATAAAGTAGTAACAACCATTGGAATTTCATTGAGGCTACATTACGTAATAGCTTCTGAATCCATAGATCCCAGAAATTGCTTTTGAAAATACTAAGTTTGTCAGGCTTAGCACATTCGCGTTTATGTTCTACTTCTTCAGGCATAATGTCACCTCTCCGGCGTGAGCGCAGTTCTCTAATAAATAATAGGTTAGTTAATTACTTGATTCTCTTCTTATCTTTTAATATTGCATGACTTATGCCACGATCTTTTCCTATAGACGGGCCCGGTCCGATCGCCTTGTGCTTGTTAAGAACAGTCCATGGAGAACCAGCTTTACGTTCTCGTATATAACCAGCCTTCTGAAACAATATAGGCTCCGGTTCGGCCTCCAGTTCCTTAGCCACCATTCTACATCCGTGCGCTGCCAAAATTACAGCAGAATACAAGTCCTTATTTTGTCCTTTCTTAGGTGTATCAAAGTGTAATGCACCAGAGGCTGTCTGTGTAACAACTATGTTTAACATCTGTTTCTTAAGTGTCAAAACATTCTTGTAAGCGTCGGCCAATATATCAGCTGTACTTGTAGGAGGCTCTGGAAACAACAATTTCTTGTCCTCTAACATAGCTAGTGTGGTGAAGTTAGCGTCCGCTATCCACGTAGGATTGAAGTTCACCATCTCTAATATATGTCTACCCTTCAGGTGGCGCTTATCGTCGTCTGTGCGGTCAATGAGGGGCTCGTAGTCGTTATATCCGTCCTCTAACAGATCCATGATAGCCTTACCACCACCACCCTTATCAACGAACACTCTTATTACATTATACGAATCACAGATAGCTTGTACCATCATGGTAAGATCTTGTGTGGTTCTGCGTTTCAGTTCCAGGACGTTTACTATCTTGTTAGGATTACCATACTTTATTATTACTACACCACAGCTGGCGTCGCCGCCCTGACTGGGGTCAACACCCACCACATACTGTGCTCCAGGTTCTCCTCTAACTTCTAATGTGTAACCACTCTCTTCTGTACATGCTTCTAATACAGAAGCCTTAAAGAAACCTTCTGAATCAGATATCATGGCAGCTTCGTATTCCATTCGGAACTCAGCGTTGGACATGATACGTTGGGCTTCTGCAATATTGTTTCTGTCTAAGAAACCCTCTGGAAGATCCCAGTACGGTATCTGCCACACTCTGTATTGAGAAGCATCCCCGTCTTCTTCCATTTGAGACCAATGATCCTTCATTCGGCGCCACATATGATTAAACTTATAGAAACCAGATGACGTCATTATCATCTTATTTACAGTCTCAGGTTCGAAGTCATCTTCTGTGGCTAATCCCATTTCAATCAAACGATGTTGTCTTTCTAGTCGCCGGACGTTTTCCATAGGTTCTAATGTAGTAGCACCCATAGGTCTGACAACCATATCCAGTGTTTGATCTGGCACTTGTGCTAATTCGTCCACCACAATTAAATAGAAACGAGATCCACGAATCTTGGAACCATCACCAAGAGGTAAAGCCTCTATAAAGGATGGATTGTAACCACCAATAGCTTTAAATCTTAAATAGCAGGTGTCTGAACCGCGGGTAGGTCTTTTATCAGTGGCTTCTCTAAGTAATGGGGATTTAGCGTAGAGTTTTTCAACTTCACTGAATATCATTTTTGATTGTCTGAAAACCGGAGCTATTAATCCAACACGATATCCAGGATACAACATACAACTTAACGCAGATAGGGCTCCTAGTAGGAATGTCTTACCGAAACCACGGCCAGCAACCGTGATAACATAATTCTTAAACCACATGTCTTCAAATACAACACGTTGGATATCTGCTAAATCAATACGTAAAAGATCGTAAGCTGCTACACAAGGATTTTCTCTGTAAAATTGTACTAACTTTGTGCCCTGATCCATCAGGACTTCGATGTTTTTTCTTGCCACTAATCATCATCCCCCTCATTTATTTCTGTCTCTACGTCATACCGATTGCCGGTATAATCTTTGCGGGATGCTAATATAGCCTCTTCCTCTATTCTGTTTTTACGGATTTGCTCTGTGAGTTTGTGTTTCTTTGCTTCATCAAATGCAACTGCTAAATCTACAATAGAAAAACCTTTGAACTCATTGGGGTTAATTCTGTCTTTACGGCGGGTAGCTAGATTCTCTTTTAGTACTTTATTCTCTTTTCGTATTTTCTCTAATGCAGTTGATATATCGACCTGCCTATCTGTGTCATCGCGGCTTGTTCTGAGAAGTCTAAATTCTAGAACACGGTTCTTGGCTAAATCCATTATATCATCCATATCACCAGATGTTAAATCTTCTTGATCGAAGTCTGCTAGATACACATCTACAAAGTCATGGTATATAGCTGCCTCATCTGGCTTGAAGATCTCCTCTATAGGGATGATCTCCTTGATCATTTTTTTTGGTTTAGGTGCGTTCTTTAATCTACCACTTCCTTCTCCGCCCACAACTACCTCCTTTAGCCCATCTTGTCAAAATACTCACTTGGATCTATATCTAATATTTCACACTGTTCTATAAACAACACTAATAGTTCTGGTGTAATTTCATGGCTGAAAAACTCTATGTTGGGCCCCACTGTAATCTCAATACGGTTAGCATTTCTGAGACTTTTTAAAGTCATGACATCGTCTAATCTATCAAGATTCTCCTCATTCTCTGCCATCCATTCACAGACTTCGCCGGGCTCCTCAAAATTACAGTACATGTTTGTCAGCTCTTCTGACAATGGATTTTTGCGTTTAAAAAATACTATTAAAGAGTCTGATATCTTATCTTTTGTTTCCTGTCTGTGCCTTTGACCTTTTTTAGATTCGCTTATAGAACGCTTACTTATCTCACTTAACTTAAAACCGATCGGTCTACCTCTACGGCCACTACTCATCATCTACCCCCGTTACCGTAGAGAATTTCTTACACTCTGGGCATATGATCCCCGCAGTAGCTGTAGTGCCTGAAGTTATATAACCACAGTTATCGCACTGTATATACGCAGTTCTGCCTACCGGTTTTGAAGGTTTTCTAAAAGAAAATTCTAAATTTTTTGAGTCTGTTATTTTACTTTCTTTGTGAATCCGAGCATTGTGTTTACCAACTCCGCCAATAGGCTCATAGCGCCGTGGTGATCCTGGCGGCAACTTCTGACCCAAGTCAGAGTTTCTAACGTGCCTAGCTATGTCCTTCTTAAACTGTTCATTCATTAAGTCCTCTCCTTAGTTTCTTCTGCCATTAGTTTTTCAAGTATAGGGTCAGCCAATGACTCTCCTACAAAACCTTCTTCTTCCCAATCCAGACCAAATTTAGTAGATAACGCATGATGGATACTATCGTCTAAATATAAATCACCTTCTTTGGGTTTTGTTTCTGCAGCACATAAAGCTATTGTGTGTCCGTTTACTCTTCTAATTCTTATTGCCATAATTCCTTTCCTTGTTATAGATAGATAGTAGATGTTATTTTATTTAGTCCCTATAGTTCGCTACTATTTTTTCTATTGTCTTTCCATTATCATTCAGTAAATATGCTACTGTATCAAACGCTACTGAATATTCCTCTCCACTGTTAAGTCTACAAATCAATTCATAATATCCCACACAGTTTGTACAACAGATAGTATCTGGTTCACACTCACATTTTGCTTCTACATCAAAGATATATGCATCCATGCCGTCTGACACCGTGGGTGCTCCACTGTGGTACATACGCTGTGAAATACTTATCTTCCTTACGTCATCATAAATCCACCAACTTTGATTGTCTTTGTATCTCTGTATCTTTAATATCATGTCTGTCTCCTTATTACTATCTACTATCTATCTAGGTTCTATCTCGTTTGTAATCTACGTGTATCTCTCTCTTACTAGCTATGTAATCTGATAAATAAACTGTCAGTTCTTCCGAAGTATATTTACTCAAATCTTTTTTCCAATCCTTTGAGCTCCAGGTTGCATCCTGAACCTCTTTAACCAGCTCCGCCGCCAGCTTTGGATGGTTCTTAGCTGTATGGCCGGATTTTTTCATTCCTTGTTTTCTTAGATCATGTATTAGACATGCTGCAAGTATCTCGTCCCTTCTACTCTCACACTCAAGCCCACGGCATAATTGATATGCCACAGTAAATACCTTCTTGGTGTGTAGTATAGTACCATCAGCACCTAGCTCATCAATCGGATGAAACTTACCCGTTGATGATGCTGGACAATCTGTAAAAAAGTAATCAGGTGCCGCACATATACATAATCTTGTGAATTCTCTTATTGTATCGTTATATATTAATTCTAATTGGTCAGCGAATACTCCGCTCTTATAAATCTCATCCACCATCTCCGTCTCCTAATACGGCTTAAATGTCTGAGCCGTAGTATCTATATTTGTCCTTACTATCTCTGTCCTGATAGAATTATGGTTAGTATTGTAGCCTGGGGCTTTCCAACCATCCCCTCTATCTGGGTCTGCGTTATATCTTTCTAAATGTGTCCCAGGTCTAATGGTCATGTTCTTGTAAGCATAGTTCTTGTCTATGACCCAGGGGTATCTAGTTTGCATCTTAACCCAACGAGGTGATGCATATTCAGATATATCTATCGGCATATGTCTCTCCTTTTTTGGATTTTAATTACTTCTTACTCGTCTTCCTCAGACTTTTCTTTGGGTTTACTTTTCAGCTTACCATTCTTGTCATACAGTTCAGGATTGTGTTCCTGACATGTCTTACAAGAAAACTCTTCATACTCGGCGGCGCGTTCTTCGTTAACGCCAACTTCCATTGCATTAGCCTGCATAAAACTCATAAGATTCATGGCGAAATCAGGAATGTCATCTCCTTCCCATTCATAACTGACTGACATGTATTCTTTCTCACTAACTTTGACCACTACACGAGCAGAATTATAACCATCCTTGCTTTTGGAAATGTTGGTATATAATACCTGGTCGGGATCAATTTTAATTGTCATACCTTTTTTACTAGCCATTGATTCTAATCTCCTTTAATTTTTTAAGATCTTTCTGACTGTCTTTTAAAAAGGCAGCGGTTTCGTCTGCTGTTACCTTCAAAACATCTAACGTCCAGTTATTCACTACTGTGAAGTCGAATCGGTTGTAACCATCAAGCTCGACCTCTGAGGGATGCTGTTCATTGTGTACAGTATCCTTATTTTCACGCTCAACTCGAATAACATAACCACCATTGTTAAGAATATAATCAGCTTCATTAATATATCTAACATCAGTAATAATGACATTCGTGTACTCCTTATCTTCTATTACTCTAAATAAATTCTTTACCCAAAACTCACTGTCTATAGTTCTGTAGAAAGCACCGTAGTCTTGCATAATCTCTCTTGCAGTCCAATACACTATCGGCATCTCCCCAGTACCAGTCAATGTAGTACATGGTACTCTAACATACCTTTCATCAGGTACTTCCTTATCATCACCCCAGAGCTGCTCCCATGTTAAATCAAAAGCTGCCTGGCATCTTAGTTTAAGTTCATTAGCAAACGCCATCATGACGTAAGGAGGGTAGGCCCCCTTGTTAAGTTCTGTTGCTAACATTTCTGCAAACGTGTCCTTGCCTGATCTTGCCTTTCCTGAAATTCCTATAATCATAATTCTTCTCCTTTCCTATCTCAAATAAGTACCACAGTTCCCACAAAATTTCATACTAGACTTGGACCTACGTCCGCAGCTAGAACATTGTAATCTTGTTTTTACTGTGACTGCTTTTCTAATCTTTCTAACTTTTTTATGTTTCTTAACAGCACCTTTCAAATGTAATACTATCACATGAGACTGCATCTCTAACGGTTTTGTGTGACCGTACTCGAAATTTTGATTGGTTTCTTTGCCGGGAACTGTTATTCCCGCATCAGAACTACATAATGTGAAACTATCACAGGTAGCTCCGTACCTGACCTCGTTGGAAGAATTATAGTATGTCCATACATCATCACGGCTATAGCCCTTCTTTTTCATAGGTCTAATAGGAGTCCGAATAACGTCATACTGTTCGAAACGGTATTCAACCCTCACTAATCCATCATCCTCGCGGTCTCCTCGAAAATTACTGATCTCTCTAGTCTTCTCAATGAACCTAAAATGATTGCTGACGTTAAGGCCGTTTATGGCGCCCTTAAGTTCAACTGAATCATTGCCTGGGACAATAACGCCAGTGGCTACATCCTCTCCGTCTATCTCGACATCTGCCACTGCGCTTCTCGAATCCTTGTTCTTGAGTAGAATGCTATAGTCGCTACCAAACGGTAGTCTGACCACACCACTGTTACTCTCTCTTAATACCTTACCTTTATGTTTTACTACTACTACAAAATTATTTCTATACATCATAATACCTCTCTCCTTATACGGCGTACTGGCCAAACGCCCGGTTATTTTTAGACCAGTTGGATCAACAACACTAAGTCTCAACTCAAATTTAATATAACATCATCACCACATAATTTCATATCTTTATACCTCATATTTTGTATTTCTTAATACTTCTACTTATCTTACTTTGAAATTTTTGCATCTCACTTCGAAGCTTCCTTGCCTCTATACTTAGATGCTTTGTGGCCTCTTCCAACTCCTGTTTCCTATCAATTTCCATGAACTTAACTACATATTCCTTACAAGTATCGTCCTTACATTTTCTGTGATGCTCGTCACATACACATTCTAAGTCCATACCGTCAAATTTGGCCCATACTTTATTAATCAATTACAGTGCTCCACTCTATAACCTTCAGTTCATTTGAAATTGTAGTATGCTCTTCAAGCAATTTATCTCTCTGCTCCATTAAACTAAACACGTCCAATACACCGTTCTCATTTTCTATCAGAGCATTAAGTAGATCTATCTTCCGTTTCATTGTTTTAGTAATAATAAAGGCATTAGCTAAAACTACCTTCGAACTACCAATAGATACCTCTGTAGTATTATTCATCTTGTTTATTGATATAAGATGACTTCGGTGTTTGTCAAGTAGATCTAGTAATTTAATAGTAGCTGTGTCAGCCAGGGTAGCATTGTTGTCTGCTAGCCTATGAAGATAATCTTCAAGTTGGCTAATCCTCTGCTTAAGATTTCGCATCTCTATAAGAACTTCAGCTAATACCATTTATTCTTACTCCTCTGGTAGAACTTCATGCGCTTGTATACCACGATCAGTGTCTACCAACACAAAAGAAACTTTCTGCCCTGCTCGAATAGTTTTATACCCTTCCATATTTACATAGCTATAATGTACAAAATACTCTTTCTCGTCAGGATCATCATCAATCAATAAAAATCCATATCCACGTTCGTTGCTGAACCACTTTACGGTTCCACTAATTCGCTCGCTCATTTTAAGTTAAACCTCCTAAGTTTTAAGTTCAAAATGCGGTAGATCAAAAAAAGTCTGATCATGTAGTTCGCCATCACTGTCCCAGTCTCCACCCCAACGTAAAGGTATGCCTAATGTATCTGCTATAGCCTGTACATATCCAGCGAAATGATAGAACTTCTGGCTATCATTCCAACGGATATTAGGTTTTGTTGAGAACCAAGGTACGACATCAACGGCCTGGGATGGTTGTTTATTGTGTTTACCGTTCGGGTAGCGTATCTTGGAACGTCCTTCATGAAAAGCTTTATCTTGGTCTTCTTGGTTTCTGTACCCACACAAAACGGTACAATCATAACCCTTTATTACTTCATTAAACAATCGCTGCAAGTCTGGATGTGCGGTTGATAGATTGTTTCTGCTGCGTTTTCCGAAACTTGGCATAAAAATTTCTCCTTCCCTATCTAACAAGAGGTTATATTATTTAAACATCGGTAATGCATTAACTAACTCTAAAGGTGTAACTGCAATACCTAGATTTTCTAAAGCGAAAGGTTCAATTTTAAGTTCCTTATTCAATACTCTTTTGATAGCAGCATTAAATTTCTTTTCGTGCTCAGGTAGGATTTTAATATTCTTTTGTTCACCCTCACCCTCCTCTTCTACACCATACTTCTGAAACAGTTCTGTGCGTTTCATTTCAAAATTCTGAATTTCCATCAGTACCTCTCTAACAAATGTTGCGAATTGGAACGCAGATACTGGGTCCATTTCCACTCCTGCCATTTTTTCCAGTGTCGGCCTTGCGCCGATGGCGTCATTCAATTTCATCTAATAAATCCTCCTATAGTTGGGCGGCCAATAAACAACCGTTTGCAACAGCTGTCATAGGATCGCCCGCTTTTTTAATTTCGCCTATTTTAATAGGTAGTTCTATTGTACTTAATACATCACGTACTTTACCACTAAAGCCCTTAGCTAAGGTAAGTCCTCCAGACAATATCATAGATACTTCTTCTCTAAAAATAGGAAGATCTTTTTTACGTCTGATAAGCTCAAAGGCCACATTCTCTAATGTATATTTTATTACACTACCGTAGTATACAGCTACGGCCTCCATAATTTTAGTCTCGTGGTTGTTCAGGTCCACCCCTGACTCCTTCTCAAGCTGTACTAAGCTGGGAGAGATATCCAGCGCGTTTCCCGCTGCAATGTCAATAAAATCTCCAGCTCTGGTCGTACTAAATTCTACAAGTGGATCTCCCTGATGGATGACGGCTGTATTCACCATACCAGCACCAAAGCTGAGACAGATACCAGTCAGTCCCTCATCTAGAAGTTCACTTAAAGCAATGGCGAATGCCTCGTTAACTGGTTGGGCCCTATACCCCATCTGTCCTAAATATCCGCCCATCATTTCAGTATGATATACAATATCAAATATACCATCTATGGGTTTGGCAGGAACGGAATAAACTAAATTGGTGTCTCCGTTTCCCTTACCAAGAAGATTCTCAATCAAGAGTTTTAACATTGGTAAAGAATCTTTTTCTTTGGGTGAAATGACACCCCTCCTTAACGGCCTCTTAGCGACGTCGTTTCTTTCAATAGCTGTCTCAAGGGCTTCCTCTCCAACAACAACAAAAGAACCATCACTATCCTCAATAAAGTTGAATGCTCTCTTGGTGAGAGCTTTCTTGATGCTATTACGATTGACTTCGCTCTTAGGTACAATTCTGTAGAAAGCATCTCGCTGCATCTTAAATACAGGTTTTCCTTCCTCCCCAATAGTAGCAGCTACTAACATGTTAGTACCAATGTCTAGTCCTACACCTTTGCTCATTTTAATTCCTCCTATTTATTGGGTAATTTACCTAACAAGTCTTTAAGTTTATTGACCTTATCACCCACTTCCTCGTCCTTAACAACTGTTTCTATATTAATCGTTGCCTTCATCCCCTTACCGGCGTCTTCCTCCAGAGGGTCAACAAAAACTTGTTCCATCTGAGGTCTGTCAGGGTCTGTAAAAATCTCGCCTTCAAGTATTGCCGGCCTAGTCTTAAGCATCTCTACCATCTCTCCTTTACCAACCAGTTCTTGTTCCAGAACTGCTATTTGTTTCTTAAGTTCAACAACATCTACCATCTCAGCTTCAAGTTTAGCTATCTTTTCTTTCAAGTTTCCGCTTTCTTTGGTAATAGAAGCGTGTAGTTTAGTGAGATTATCATTACCTCTTTGTAATTCTACTATTTGTTTCTTATACTCATGTACCAACGGCGCCATGTCTGCATTCTTAGTGTCACCCTTAAATGAGATTGCTGACTCAGCTACCGCGGCTTCTACAGCCTTTCTAATCTCCTCATCTACCTGTTCTGGTGAGAAAAATCCTGCTGGAGCTGCATCGCCACTCCTACTTTTCATCGCCAAAATCTCAGCCCTAAGCTCTGTTAGTTGGTTGGTGAGAAGTTCAACCATACTAGTGTCTGGTGTGTAGCTACCAACAGTACGTGCCTGCATATCACGAGGACCACTCCTGTTCAACTTGCGGCCATCAGATTTTACATACTGTTTCTTATACGGAATTGCCATTGTCCTTTACTCCCTATTGTATTGAATTTCATCAATAAGACCATAGTCCTTGGCCTCTTGCGCAGTCATGAAATTATCCCGCTCCATATCCTTCTTGACCTTCTTGAGTGTTTGGCCAGTAAAATCAACATAATGTTCGGCCATTTTTTCGTAGAGTACTTCCATATGTTTAACTGAATTTCTGACCTCATGATATTTGCCTTCGGCCCCACCTGCCAGTTCATGAATCATAATATCAGCATTAGGAAGTGCAAATCTTTTACCCTTAGTACCTGCTGCTAATAAAAAAGAACCAGCACTCATACACTGCCCATAACCCATTGTGTTAATATCAGGTTTTACATATTGCATAGCATCATAGATACCATACATCTCAGAAATCAAACCGCCCGGACTATTTATGTACATATAAATATCTTTACTGGGTGAATCTGATTCAAGGAATAGTAACTGAGCTACCACAACATCAGCGAAACCGTCGCCGATGGGCCCCCTGATAAAAACAATCCTGTCCTTCAAAAGCCTTGAAAATAAATCGTACGATCTCTCCTGGTTGTTTGGACCCTTCTCAATAATATACGGAATTGCCATTTTAATCTTCCTTTCCTTTAAGTTGTATTAATTGTTTTGCAAGCTCCTTAGCCGCTTCTATTTGTTTATTATTTTTTTTGTTTGCTACGATTCCCTTAATCATGTAACCCAAATCTATTATGTCATCCCTGTCTTTCTTGAGGATTATGCCAGCGTTTGATAATGTGTTTAATAGACATAGCATCATATAAGAGTTTGGATCATCCCCATCAAACAAATCTTTTGATTCCATTATTCTGTCCTCCTTACATAATATAATCACTATTTGTTATTTGTCAAGTTTTATTTGTTATTTTCTATAAAAGCATCACAAAATCCATATTTATTTCGTGTTATTATTTTTTCAGGTATTTCAAGATACCTTGCCATACTACAAACTATTTTTTTTCGTATAGTTGGATTTACTTTCTCTGATAAAGAAATATGCTTAAAAATATTTACAAGATCATTATCTAAATAAGGAATAAATACTTTAGTATCCTTTGAATTATTATCTAATGGTATGAGGTGACCTGATAATAATCTACTTAAAAAATATCTATAAGTTTCATGTTTCAAATCCTGATGTGCATAATAACCACACATAAATTCATCTATACCATCACAACAAATTATTTCATTTGTTTCTATCAATTCAAACAACTGTCTTATAGCATTATCTCCTGTAAATTTATCAGTTTCTTCATGTGTTGGATCAACAATAAACTCCTGATGTGTACTATTATATATTGTACTACCATATTTAGCAAACTGCATATCAGGATGATCTTCCCTCGAAGATATTGTATAAGTAAATACATTGTCAAAGATCCTGGTTAATAAACACAATACAATAGTGGAATCTACCCCACCACTATACGCCAAACAATTCACATTTATTTTTTTAAGCACACCATACAAAATATCTATTATATTCGGTATATCAACGTCAACATGTCCTTCGGATAAAGCAAATTTTTCATAGTCTATGTGCCAATTTTTAGGGTAAACAATCATTTTATCTATCCTGCTCAGACCATTTGGTCTTTTTTAAACTGACCACACCCGTAAGCACAGCCCATTTTCTTTTGTTGATTTCCTTTATCTTAACTTTATAGGAATTATTTAAATGACAATAAACTATCTCTGGCGCTTTATCCATTTCTTTTTCTTTAAGATCTAAAACATGTTGAAAAACCTTACCATCTTTAACATGACGTTGTGTATATTTTTTACCCTTTTGTCCTTTTTTCTCATGTAAGAAACAATGATGTAGAGTTTCCATATCTTCTTCCTTCTTAGGTGGATGCATATGATGTATCAAATATATCCAATCTTGTTCTGCAACAGGTGTCTTATGTTTCTTAGCGTTTATTACATCCTCCAGTGTGAAACCATACTGCGCTAATACTCCATCAACTATTTTTCTATCTATTTCCATAGTAACTTCCTCCTTATTATT